TTTTCAGCATCCTTCATCAGTCGCTGCATCTCCGATTTTGTACCCAATTAATACCCCCGTTTTCACGGTATTTAAAAAAGACTTGCAATTTCTGCAAATCTTTTTAGGGTTTAGACTATATCTTTATCAAAATCTTTTGCAAAATACCATTCATAGCCTTTATGGGTCTTTAACTTTTTATGGCAACACTTAGATATGCTAGTAACATCAAAACCATCATATTTTGCAAGTATTTTTGCTTTATATAATTTTGTTTCACCAGTTTTTCTATCATATCTTATCACAGGTTTGGCTGAACGACTTTCTGAACCGCATTTGCCATAAAAAGCATGATTTTGTCCTTTAGGCATACTTGCCCTTAGACCGTGCTTCACTGCATGCTCTTGATTTTCTTTTCCAGTGACCCATTCTAAGTTAGAAACATTATTATTTTGCTTGTTACAATCGATATGGTTGACTTGTGGTTTATTGTTAGGATTTCTTAAAAAATATGTTGCAACTAATCTATGGACACCAAACCATTTTCGTTTGTTATGTTTCCTTAGTCCAACTTGTAAGTATCCATTTTGCTTTAAATTCGGTTTGATTTTCGTTCCTTTTCTATCATGAACACCATCGAACCTATCTAAACTTCTGACGTTTCCAAGATTAGATACCTGATAATACCCTTCGTAACCTTTTATATCTTTCCAGATTTCCATATCTATCATCCTTTTTTTAAAATAATGGCATTGCATTTCTAATATAATTATACCATATCTTAAAAAGGTGTAAAACGATTTTGATAGCGGGCGTTTCGAATGTCGTATTAATAGACACCCTATGAGGTTATCCTCTAGTCGTTACACTTTCCTTATTCCTAAAAATAAGGCTTAGCACGGGATTTCCATAGACAATCTTCCTTAGGTGTCCCCCGTTAGCAGGCATACGCCCACACCTGTTAATAAAACAGTTAACCCACTTTTTATACGGCAATGTACTTTGTTTACCGTACCCAAGTTTCAAATTATCCAGCATAGCGTAGTTCCCACGGGCTAACGACTGGTATGTTCCTGTTATAGCTTCCATGTCAGTGCCCATCTTGTTCGCATTGTCCGACATGTCAACCATTGCAACGTTTGCCAGCTCTGCCGCCTTCTTTGTATCACCGCCTAGCGATGATATCAGACTGGCACTGAATGATGTTACGTTCTCCATGTATTCATTGGCACTCAGTCCAGTTGTTCTGAATGACTTCCTGGCATATTCCTTTACCTTGTCAGCACTGCCCTTAAAAAGCGTTTCAATGCCACCCAGTGACTGCTGAAGCTTTCCACCTTCCGATATAGATGAAGCAATGAGCTTACCTATCCCAGCTACTGCAATAATGTCCCTTATCTTTCCAATCATGCTAGATCCAAAAGAACCGCCTCCTTCCTGACCGGCACCTTGCAAGTCAGGATTGATTTCCTTCAGGATATTTCCCTTGATGCCCTTAGCTGAAGGCATCAGCTGAAAATAAGCCTTTCCTATATCCGACATATACCTAACCTCCTCTCATGATATTCTCTCTTTCTTTCATGAATTCCAATCCACTTTCAAATTCTCTATATTCATCCTTCTTTTCCGCATTCATAAGAGCATTGAATATTGACTTAGGCCTGTGTCTGTTGTGCTGCCCGTCCTTTGTCTTGGACCATACAAGCAAGTTCAGATCATCAGCAATTATTGAAAGCAGCAGCTCTTCATCACTAGCTTTTCTCTTTGCCAGTTTCATCTTTAATCTTGATTCGCGTCTTAACCCAAAAATAAAAAGACTTATCTTTTGCGGAGATAAATCTTTCATTTCATACACATGATAATATTCAGCGAGATCGCATGATATATCATCATGGTATTCTCTTAGCAATTGGGTTAAGACAATTAGTTTTTTACTTCTTTAGCCGATGCAATCATATCCCTGAGTTCAGCGTCCATTCTCTTTGCATTGATATAATTCTTTTTGCCTCTGCAATGTTTCTTTAGCTCATCATATCCTTTTTGTCCAAGAAGAAACATGAACAGCTTCTTATATGCTGAAATTTGATTGTCTTCAACGTCAGAGAGGAATTCAACGACTTCCCAGCTATCCAGCTTTTCCTTATCGATATCCCAGCTAAATCCTGTCTTAGTAGTTACCTTCATGCTTTATGTACCTCTATTTGTTTTTCTTGATGTACTCGTAATGAGTATCACCTTCAGCATTTGGCAATGCTTCAATAGTGACTCCGTATCCAATCGGGTCTTCATCAGCGTATGATACATCCTCAATTTCCGTAATTGACCCATTCGGAATGACGATTCTCTTAAGATATCCATTCTTAAGGATCATATCATATACATATGAGCTTTCACCTAGCTCCTTTGCATTGGCCTTGATAGTGATTCCAGCATCCAATGTCCCTGTCACGTTATCATCGCCATAAATCATCTTCAATACATCTACATTCAAAGATTCGATCAATGTCATCTTGAATGTATCCTCTTTTTCAGTCTGGGTTGTCATTACAGTCTGACCGCCCCATGCCTTTACCTTGTCTACGCTTGGGCTGTTGCTGTTCTCAATTCCATCTTCATTTGAAAATCCGAGCTCCTTAAAAGCAGGATCCAGTTCATCAGTTGCTGTTGTCGGCAATGTTGTACCTGCTGGCGCTCTGAAAAGTGCACCCGTCACTTTTGGCTTGGCATTCGATACATTCGCTTTATTCATCTATTTACCTTCTTTCTAATAATGTTTAAATTCAAAAACTGACTGATATCTGAAATTCTTGGTGTTCGTATCCGTGTAGTCATAGAACGAATTCAGCTCAACATTCAGGATGTTATCTAGACTGACCATATCAAGAATGCATTTTCTCATAGCCTCATCATTCTTTGCGGCTCTATACTTTGTCTTTGCATATGACTGGATCGCAATTGTCGATGTATCATATGATCTATTCGAGCTTCCGCCAATCCTGTCAATCACATAGAATTCATCCTCCTGTGAGGATGATCTCTCGGTATATGATTTTATCTTCATGTTCTGATTCATGTATTTAAGCAGTACTTCTTCAAACAATGATCATCACCCTTTCAGCGCTGCCTTAAGCAGAGTGTTGTTATCAAGATTATCTTTTCTTGCCTTTTTAGTCGCTGCGCTTATGCTGGCATTGGCCCTGTTCTTTCCGACGTAGATATCAGATTCATATCCATCACCGCATCTGTCTGCTATTTCCTTGGCCTTCTTGGCAAGCATGCTCTGCATTTCCTGTGACTTCATCAGTTCTCTCACGCCCTTGCTGTCAAGGACAAATCTTGTGTTACCCATACAGTTCAACCTGCACTTTCATATTCCACTGCAATGGAATGAGTTCATCTATTCCCTTCAGCGGCTTTCCGAATGTACGGAATTTCTGATTGAAGAATTCAACTGTTGCATTCTCCCAGTCATGATCATCTCCTTTTGGGATTGCTAATGTATAGACAGCTTTCTTCCCATAGATATCAGTAGATGTCACAATGTCATCACTTGTCGCTGGTGCAACAAGAACATTTTTAACCTCAACGGGCTCTTCCTTGAATACAGGATTATTGAATCCATCTCTACCTATCTCTCTTCTTTCGTGAAGAATTACAGTGATTCCTTTCAGCTTACCCATACAAATTCAAAGCTCCATAGCGCTGCTTCTTAAGTCCAAGGCGCTTCAATTCGCTATCCTTTATGAAAAGTCCGCCTCCTGGCGAAAGGTATGTACCTGTCCATGTATACCCTAGAGCGGACTGGCTTTCCTGTGTCATCGGCTCAGAGTCAGTAGATGTCATGAGATTTCTCGCAACGACATCCACTGTTACTGAACGCAATACATTCCTATACGAAGAATCCACAGACATTTCATCCAGATTCTTGCCTACCTTTTTAGCCTCCTGCCTTAAGGTATCGGATACAACGCTTAGCAGTTCTTCAGCTTTTGCAACTTCATCACCATTCAGTCTTCTGAAAAGTATATTAACGTCTTCAAGTGTTGCAAAATTCATAGCATCAACCTTTTGCTTTTGTGCCTTTCTTAGTAGTATCAGTCTTTTCAACCAATTCCCATTCCTCACCAGCGATTTTAAGCTGTGTATCAATGATAGCTCCTGTTCTCTTGTTTCTGTATTCCATCTCATGCCTCCTACTTAATGATTCTAGCAAATCCGTTTGGCAGCATGATTCCCCAGCCGACATATGCTTCAGAGCGTAAATAAACCTGGTTGTAACCCTTCAAGTCCTTTCCAGAATTATCTGGATCGCCGTATTTGATGACTTCCAATGGGATCTGTTTTGCATATCCCCACTTTACGCCATTCGCAAAGTCTCCGATAATTGCCAAGTCCTTATTAGGCGTAGAAGTAGACGCTGATACCGTTGTGTTCACATCAGCATTCAATCCGTTCAGTGTGTCAGGATTGGCGCCCCAGGAAAGCTCTGGATACATCTTTGCTCCATTTTCACCGTTCGTTACCTTTGCCAATTCAGTTGAGAACAATGTATCCATGGCAATGCCATTTACTTCTCCTTCAGCCGCCTGAATAAGATTAACGGCTGTCTCAACCGTTGCATCAGCATTGACGCTTCCATCAAATGTCACAGTCTGGGTAACCTTTGTATCAAAGTCATTTCCATTGATGACTGTAGATTTTTCCTTGGTTCTTGGGTTGATTCCATGGAATGCCATCAGGTCAATGCCGCGTGCAAGCTTCTTTGAAAATCCATCATTGAAGCTCTTCAAAATGTCAATCTGTTCTTCCTCAGTCGCATATAGAAATTCATCCGAAAAGCGTGCACCATACTCTACCTTGATCGGCACGATAATGATTGGCTCGACAGTGACTCCGCCATGTGTTTTCTTTCCATTTTCAGCGACAATATCAATGTCAGAATCCATTGTGAACGTGAATTCCTTCTGACCGTTAAAAGCAATAGGCTTCTGAGCTGACAGCTTTGCTAACGTGCTATGTCCCTTTACCTTATCAATTAAATCTGTTACTAGCTGTGGGCTGAATAATGTTCCTCTTGATGTTTCTGTTGCCATCTGTTTCTTCTCCTTCTTAATCATTAGTATTTAGATTCTGCAATAATGATGAATAGAACTTATTCTCACTATTGCTTTCGTTTTCAATGCTCTTCAAGGGTGGCACTTGCTGCGTTGGCTTCATAAGCTCAACCATTGACTGAGCATCCTTTGTGATAGCTTCTTCATCCTCACCAACCAAACGACTTGCTAACTCATAAGGCAATCCCGCTTTCAATGCGACACGCTGCTTCAATGCTGATTTTTCATAATCAGCCACCTGTTTCTTAAGCTCCTCGACCTGTGCATTGATAGAATCACTGCTTTTTGTCTGATCGTCGATTGTAGTATGCAAGCTACCGTTTTCTTCCTCCAATTCCTTCACACGCTTCTTAAGCTGTTCATAATCACTATACTTCTCGCGTTCCCGAGCTACACGAGCTTTAATGATTTCGTCCAGTTCCTCCTGTGTTTCAATTGTCTTAAATTCAGGCATATATATGCCTCCTTTCTCCTCATTTTCCCGTGAGTGCGGTGATTTTTATATTAAAAAACACCTTCGTGAAGGTGCTCCTAATATCTGATTCGTTGTTTTGCCTTTGGCTTCGTGTTATGACATGCCCAGTGGGCAAGCAATGCACTGTCCATAAGCGCTATATCAATATCATCAAACTGTGACTTGTATCCAAACCCACCGTTTGATCCTATGTTTCTCTTTTCGCAGTTCGTTGCTACCTTCGTCAGTGATGGCTGGCCATTATGACATATCGTCTTCTGATATATGCCCTGCTCCCACAATGCATTGGCATTGATGATTTCCTTCACTGTCGGCAATATGACATTCTTTATCCTGTAATCCTTCAGTTCGTCATCAAGCATCTTCTGGCCATTTGCACCATCAACTACAACCTGCGCAACGTCTGCATTCTTTATGAAGTCTACAATCCATAGATTTCCATTTCTTACTGACTGACAATCAATCGTTTCTATAAAAATGCGTTCATCATCAGTCCTTACCGCAATGCTCAATGCAACGTTCGTTCCATCCTGGCCATACTTGATTCCGACAAACAGCTTTCCATTAATATCAGGAATTTTATCAATCTTCAAGGCATTCCATTCCGTTTCCGAGATTGCTGATTTCTGATTGTATGTCGGCCAGAATCCAAGTCGCTGAACATTATGATCAAGCTTGTCGTCTCCCAGCTCAGCCTCAATCTTTCGCTCATTCAGGTGATATCCCATTGATGGGTTTGAGTTGTACCAGGCCTCTACATCATCTATCTCCTTCTCTTCATCTACTGACCATTCAGCCCATCCTGAATACTTTCCCTTTCCAAAAAGTACGGTACTGCGATAATTCGTGAAAACTGTACCGCTTGATACTGGCGTTGGAGGCGTACCACACATGACTGTCATTGGGTTATCACTATCAGTTACGGTATACTTAAGTGCTGACTCCTGCTCTATCGTGTATTCCTGTGCCTCATCAATGA